CGGTGATCGTGGCGGCCGCCTCGCGTGCCCCATCCCACACGAACACCGGCTGCGCCTTGACGGGCGTCTCATAGATCTTCAAGGACGAGATCGCCGCATCGCTAGAATCGGTCGGAACGCCGATCGACGGCAGCCACCTGGGGGCCGTACTGGCGGGAAGCTCAACCTCGGCCACCACCTTCGTCTGCCCCCGCGGGAGCGTGACGGTAGCAATGTTGAACGGGCCGTTGATCTTGACCTTGTTGTCATTGAACCAGTTCACGCGCAGGTCAATGCTGGCATCCGCGGAATCCTGGTAGTCGATCTCGAAGGTGAACTTACGTGACCCTACAGGCATGGCTGCACTGTCGTAGGGGGTGGTGGACGCCCCCACAGGGAGGGTAGCCCCATCACCCTGCCGGACGCCCTTACTGCGCCACCACGCCCCCAGAACCGGGAAGATACTGTCTGCCACTATGCGTCCTTCCTGACGATGATCGTACCCGCCGGAGTGCCCGCCGGGACCTGCTCATGCTTACCCAGCGAAAGCACCCTGGGCCGTGAGCGCAGCTCCTCCACCTCAAGCTTCAACGGCAGGTAGCCCTTCAACCACGGGACCGTGAGGTCTAGGATATGCTGCGACGGCGGGTTGGCGTAGGGGTTGCCGACGGGCTCCCACTGGCCGCCCTGCTGCGGGTCCTCGCGCAGCTGCCCGTCCGTGATGTATAGGTGGGCGATGCCGAGCTTGTCGGCCTTGTCGAACACGCTCTTGTAGTTCTCGCTGGTGACTCCGTGGACGACGGCCCACCAGCGGGTGGAGGGGTGCGCCTTCATGTGGTCCGGGAGGATCGGGGTGCTCGGGTCTTCGACCAGGAATGCGGCGGCGTCCTTCTCGAACATCATGCACACGTCGAAGTCGAGTTTGCACATGTCCTCGGAGATGTTCGCTCCCGAGTTGATAACGATGAGGAACTCCTTGCCGTACTTGGCCCTGATCTTGTCGATGAGGGACTTGTAGGCGGGGATGCGTCCAGCCTGAGCGCCCCAGCCCGTGATGACCTCATCGAGGAACACGCCCTGGCAGACATCCCCGTACTGAGTCTTCGCCTTCTCGAGCTGTCCGAGGATGTACTCCTCCATGTACTTGTCCACGTCGGGTATGTTCGCGCGCCCCGGATCGCCAGCCGGTAGCGTAGCGGCGAGGTACTGGGTCTTCACGTAGAAGACCGCGCGCTTCGCACCAGCTGCGAGCGCAAGCTCGGCCTGCTTCTTGAAGTCGACGTTGAACTCATCCCAGTTGCCGCTGTTGCGGTTCAGGATGACGATACCGAGGGAGCCTGCGAACTTTAGAATCTGCGCCCACTTCGAGGTCTTGCCGGTCTTGCCGTCCTCGTAGTAGTCGGGCCAGAAGTAGGTGACGGGACTGTAGTAGCGCTCGCCGGGCTTGAAGGGGGTGATGGTCTTGCTGAGCGTGTCGACGCGGCGGGTGACGGCGTTGACGTCCTCGAGGCTAGCCCGCTGCGCGAGTTCGCGCTCAAGGTTCTGCTGCTGCACGAACGTGCCGTAGGCGTCGTCGCGAGTGAGGTAGGAGGAGAGGGCTACGTGCCCACCAGCCTGAGCCTGACTGAGCTCAGTCTTCGTGGCGTAGGTAGAGGCGGCCTCCGCCTTCGGGAGAGCCGCGTCCGCGATCGCCCGGGCTGCCCGAATGCTGTCCCCCATGGCCGCGACCTGAACCTTCGTCGAGTAGGTGCTGGCGGCCGTGGCGGCGGTGAGATAGTCGGAGAGCGCCGCCTGAGTGGCGTACTTGCCGTCAGCTGTGGAGGCGGTTACGTACTGACTGAGGTCTGTCTTCTTGGCGTACTTGCCGTCCGCTGCCTCGCCGGTGATGAACCTGGAGGTGTCGGGGACTGCGGGGATGGAGCCCTTCACGGCCTCGAGGGCGCTCTTCGTGGCATAAGTCGAGGATGCCTCATCCTTCGAGAGGGCGGCGGCGGCTGTGGACTTCACTCCCTCGATCTTCGCACCCAGAGCGTCGTCAGCCTGCCGCATCTCCGTCTTCGTGGCGAACCCAGACAGGTCGGGTGCAGCCTGCCCGCCACCCTGGAGCTGCGCCTGAGCGAGAGCCGCCTTAGTCGCATACGTGGAGGCTGCATCCTCGCTCTTCAAGTAGGCGCCGAGAGACTCCTTGGTGGCGTACGTGTCAGCCACTGCCCTGCTGGTGGCGTACGTGGCGAGCTCGGCCTTCGTTGCCGCCGAGGTGGTGGCGGAGTCGATGCGCTCACCAAGCTTCCGCTCGGTGGTCAGGGCCTCGGCCTTAGTTGCGTAGGTTGAAGCCGCCTCGGCCTTAGGGAGAGCAGCGTCCGCTGTAGCCTTCACGGCATCCAGGCGAGACGACAGGGAGTCATCCCCACGAGTCACCTCCTCCTTTGTCGCCAAGGCAGACACGTCAGGGGTGCGGCCCTCGGTCGCCTTACGCAGCTGCTCCAGCTCCGCCTTAGTGGCAAACGTCCGGTCAGCCTTCTCCGTGCTGTACCAGGTCAGGTTAGTCATTCGTCCTCCATGCGAGTACTCCATCCCCAACCTCGATGACGTCGGGGGCGTTGATTGCTTCCAGGGTGCCGTCACCAATGTCGCGGACCCGTCGGCCGTCACGATCAGACGGGTCCTCGATGGCCCGGCCAGAGAAGATGTCTACGAGGTCAACCTCGGTGCCTGCGATGATGCGCGCGTTGACGCAGCGCGTAAGTCCTGTGTCGCCCGGGATGTTCACGCAAACACGGTAGTTGCATTCCTCCTCAGGGAGAACATGCGGGGCGGCGATATTCAGGGAGGGCTGCCCGTCATGTCCGACCAGCACTCCGTCGACCCGGAGTCGCCCGGCCGCATAGTGGGCAATGAGGGCGTTAGTGGAATCCACCTCAACGCCCTTGTAGTGGGGGAGTGGAGTGAACTCAACGCTCCCCATTCGGCCGAGCCCCTCCGGGCCGACCACCTTGCCTGTGATGCGTGCGTACCCCTGGTTCACGAACTCTCCTGACGCCGATTCGTTACAACCTTCACCTTATCGATACGATCATGAAGGTTGGATACCTCGTCGTAAAGATGAGCTCTGTCAGTACGCGCGTCATTCCTGACTCCCTCGACCTGCCCCTCCAGGCCCTGGATGCGGTGCGACTGATCCGCAACGCTCTCCCGGAGTGCTCCAACAGCCTCCGTCAAGGCATCCATCTTCGCGGTCAGGTCATCGAATCGCATATCTAGGTCGTCTCGAAGGTTGGTGGAGTGGTTGTTGTGCACCCCCTCGGATGCGGATTCAGCGGCGTCGGCTGCGCGGGCGACATGAACGCCCAGGCGCTCCAGCCGCTCCTCATTCAGTGCCTGCTGTCTCTTAAGCCTACTTGCAAGTCGAGCCACAAGCGCAGCCAGTAGCGCGACCGTAGCCGCAATGAGATCAGGGGATGTTAGGACTTGCCCTATCGGCAGGACGCTATCTACTGGCTGCACTGGTCACTCAGCTCGCGTGGCGGGGAGCGTACTCGACGGGCGCAGTGGCGATCGCCCGGTCAGTCTCCGCAGGCACCGCAATACCCTTGAGGATAGAGACAAGAGTGGTCGTGGCAGCAAAGCCGACAATAGCCTTCCAGTCGAGGCTGTAGATGGCGTGATCCACAGCAATGCCGGACACGACAGCGCCAGCGAGAGTGGAAATGGCGCGCTCAGCGAGGCCAGACCAGAATGAAGTGCGAGCGTAAATGCTCATGCACCAACCTCTTTCGGGAACAACTAGGGGGCAGGACTTCCGCCCCACCCCCTAGTTTACACTGCGTCAAACGAGGTCACATAAGCCGGAAGCTTCCCGACCGGGAGCGGTTCAGGGCCTCCTGGAGCGCCGCCCAGGTCGCCTCGCCGGGCTCCCCGTCCACGTATTCGCCGAAGGACCAACCGTCAGCGAACCGGTTCCACGTGTCCGGCGCGACTGGCTTCACCCAGCACCACGCCCAGTACTGGAAGATCCTCACGCAATGGGAGTCCCACCCTCGGTCCTCGGCCAGCTTCCCGGAGCCCGTGAGCATCTTCTGGGAGTGCTCAGGCACGGTCTTGTTCAGGTAGCGGCGGAGGTTGGCGACAGCGTAGGTCTCGTTGTAGCCGGGGGCGAAGACGTCGATGAGGCGCTGCACGGTGGCGGGCCCATACTCGCCGTCCACTTCAAGGGCGCCCACGGTAGCCACGGGGGCGGGGGCGCCGGAGATGACCTGGCCGCCGCCTATCATCCGGTCCCAGGTGGCTCGGTCGCGCAGGCGGTTCAGGTCGAGAGTCCCGCTGTAACCGGGCAGCCTGCCGTCCTCCGTGTACTGGTGAATCAGCGGGGCCCCCCAGTACGAGACGGACGGGACGGCCGGGTCGCTATAGGAGGTGCCATAGTCCGAGTAGTTCGAGCCTCCCGCGTACCAGAGGGGGTATTCGCGGGCCACCGCGGACCAGTCGTAGCCGTTCAGAGCCGAGCCGTTCATGTAGATGCCAGGCGTGGAGCCAGTCATGCCCTTCACGGCGTCGAGGAAGGTCTTCGCCCAGCCGGGCCCCTGCTCGACGGCGTTCGCCTCCCAGTCTAACCACAGAGTGGCCTTGCCGAGGTAGCCGCGCACGGCGTCCACGAAGTAGCGGGCCTGCTCCTGTGCGTCCCCGGGGCGGGCGAAGTGGTAGAAGCCCAGGCGCTTACTGGCCCCGAGCGTGGCGTTAGCCTGCGACCCCATGTACGGGTTCGCATAGTCGTCATCCTCGGTGGCCTTGACGATCACGAAGTCCGCCCACAGGGCAGCCACATTCAGGCCCGCCTGGTGGCTAGAGATGTCGATGCCGTGCGCGTGCGCGGGGGTGCTCGGAGCGGCAGTAGATGCGACCGCGGGCTTAGCCTGGGCGGCCTGCCCCTTACGGAACTCGGGCCACTGCGACAGGAACTTCCCCTCGTCGAAGCGGTGACAGCTGGTCCACGCCCCCGACTGAGTGTGGGGGTGGCTGGAGTAGCGGACGGTGCGGGTCTCCTGCCCAGTAGAGTCGCCGAGATAGCCGTCAATGCTCCCATCCTCGGCAATCCAGGCTTCGGAGATCAGGGGGTCCCCGCCGTCCTCGACGGCGATAACCACGTGTCCCCGGCCACCCTCATTCGCGGCGGAGAGAATCACGTCACCAACACGGAATCCACCCTGAGGGGCGAGGTCTGAGTCAGCCCATGGGACCTCGTTGCAGCCTCGGGCCTCCAGGCCCTGGCGCATATTGCCCGTCCAGTGGTCATTAATTTCGGGCAGGGCGGCGTGGCCCCACGGGACGCCGTAGGTGTCGTGCAGTCCGTAGCAGATGGCTCCGCAGACGAGGCTGGAGCAGTCGGCGTTCTGGGGTGAGGACACGTGGCCCTCCCAGTCGGCGTTGGCGTACCAGGTTCGCCGATCGGGCTGGCTGTAGCCGACGTTCTCCTGGTCGCAGATGCGGCGAGCAATACGCGCCGCAACACTCCCCACACTCACTTGCTCTCCTTCATTTTGCTCTCAAGGTCGACCACTCTGGCTTCGGCGATCACAGCCCTCTTCGTAAGGGACGCAACCTCCACGGCAAGAGCATCGATGACCGACATTGCGTCGACCTGGCTTCCGGCATCCATTTCATTCTCCTTCTGATTGAGGTCTAGTAGGGCCATAGTACCCTCCGCCTAGGATGTATGCCTGCCCCCCGGAGGGGGTGGTGTCCATGTCTGAGAGCCCCAGCTCCCATGGGGAGCGGCGAGCGTAGTCCACCCATTCGATTGTGCCATCCGCCTGCGGCGTGTCGACAATGCGGGCGCCCTTCACTAGGACGGACACCTCTTCGCCAGGCCGCCCCTCGATGTGAACCTTCCATGGTGCGACCCCGGGGCCATAACCGGTCTTCTCAAGGCGCCCCCTACCGGAAGTACACAACACCATCCACGGGGCGTTCTTAGAGGCGATAGCGGGTACGTAGTCGGGGAGCTCCCACGTGCACCTGCCTTCACTATCCAGAGTGAGGTTCTCCCAGTACTCGATCCCATCATAGGGGGATTCCGTACAGGAGTGCGACAGCCACATGCCGGTCTTCTCGGTAATCTCTGGCACTCGCATCGTGAACTTCTTCGTGCCAGACATGTGAACACCGGAGTTGTCGACCCAGTACGCAGAACCTTTCCACCCCATTACGACCTGCGATGGGGTGATATAGAACCCTGTCTTAGGGTCGTCGACGTACTTCAACGGCTTCAACCAGGCAGAGTCGTAGTCAACTCCGGTTGAAATCTTGTTATCCTTCCAGTACAGAATGCCGCCGTCATTGACGGTCATAGACGATTTGTCTGCACGCACATTGAAGCCATACTTACTGAGGGCGAGCGTGGCATATGTGGTACCATTCTCCGAGCCGGTATACAAGTTAACGCCGTCCGTACTAACAGAAACATACGGGCGAGTAGTGTCCTTATCGTTCTGCCCCGTCTTCCTTAGAGGGGCGTGCAACTTGAGGGAGGGGGTACCTTGAGCGGACTTCGACATGAAGAGCGCACCATCCCACCAGTCGTCCTCCAGCGAATTGAACGACAGGCCCACGCCGATCTTGTTGCCCTCACGGCCGACATCAGAGTTTGTGGATGACCACACAATGTCATTGAAGTAGGTTTCCGACCAGCTATCCCGGCGCCCAATGCGCCCATCAATGATGATTTCACCGGTATGAGCGTTAATGTCGAGCGACTTCCACCCAGAACTGGAGTAGACGCGCATCCCACTGTTGTCGATCTTCAACCCGCGACTGTTCTGACGGTCAGTCTGAATAGAGGCGCCCGTGATGACCTGGCCGTCAATAGCCCCGGCACGCAGATTGTCCGCCGTCACCGAGTTGGCGGCCAGCATTCCCGCTTTGATCTTCTCAAACTCGCCGCTCCTGGCATTGATGATGCGAGTCCACACGTGCTTCGCCGTGAGGTCGACGAACGACGCGTTACCGGTGACGGTGAGCTGGTCTGTGGTTAGCTGGAGGAACTTGCCAATATCGCCAGCGATGCGCCTGGCGGCGAGGTCGTTGATGGCCGCGGACCCTGCGGTCAGGCGGCCCACGTCCAGGTTACTGATCTGCTCACCGGAGACGCGGGCGCGCTCCCAGTCGAAGCCATTCCACTTCCACTCCGCTACGATGTCGAGGGTGGAGGGGTCTTGGATGCGGGCCGTATCGCCATAGGTCTCGCCCGGGAAGTCAGGCTTATCGGTGGAGTTCCCCTTCTGGTAGAAGACCTTGCCGAAGACGGTACGCATGCGGCGGATGGATGCCTCGATTGTGGACTGCGCGAGTGAGGCGGCAGCCTTCTGGAACGGGTTATCGGACTCTACCCACTCCCACCCCTTATGGGAATGGACGGCCGTATTCCCGTCGGCGGAGCGATCATAGGCCGGGAACGTAGTCTCGGCGGGAAACGTGGCCAGGCCAGGCCACTGGATATACTCATCCTTGATCTCAGCCACGACTCACCTCACTTCGCGCGGATAATCATGGAGGCGACCGACCCTCGGGGGCGGATGGGGAATGGCTGACCGCCGCCCACGTTCTTCGCGTAGGGGCGCCGATCAGCCACCGTTGATCCTGTGGACATGGCGTAGGTGTAGCCATTACCGGAGGCGTCATTCCACCCAATGTCGGTATTCGCCTTACCGGCACGCCAGTTCGAGTTCTGGTTGTTGGAGTCAACGATGTCGTGACCGTGGGATGGCATCTCATTGACGGTGAGGGTGTGATGGGTCTCGCCGACGGTCGAGCCAGTGACAAGCGCGCCAGTGTCCCCCTGACCATAGATGACCTTGCCCTTGAGGTCTGGGATGTTGAACGTGGTCGACCCATTGCCCCCGCCAGCGCTGGTCCCGATCACGTCGAACAGGGCCTTATACTCGGTGCGGCTCACTTCCTGCCCGTAGCACAGGAGCCAGTTCTTCGGCGGCCGACTCCCGTAGAAGGGGAGTACTGCTCCAATGGGGACAATCGCGTCTACGATTGCCTCGTAGGCTTGGTTTACGGTATTCAGGGAACCAGCCGCAGATGAGGCTGTACTCTGTGCCCGATCGGCCGTGCTCTGGGCGGAGGTGATACCATCCTCCATCTTCGTGAGCTTCGCCGCCGTAATGGGCGTGCGCCCATCAGGGCCATCCTTCCAAACGTTCCCCTGATACGGCATATCAGTCTCCCTTCTTCCTCAACGTGAACACTCGGGCATCCGGCGACACCCACTGCGACTTGTCGACAACACCCTTATCCGGCGGGTAGGGGCCCGTCTCCACCAAGGAGACCGCAACCTGCGTCATGGCCTCCGACAGCTTCTGAGTCTCCTTCAACGCTTCCGCGCGGGCGGCACGCTGGAGAACATCACTGGCCGCGATCCTCTCCTCAACAGAACGGACGATCGCGTTCGTGTCAATGGACTGCTCGAGCGTAATGGTCGCCTTAGGCCCCCACTCGGACTTGTTTCCAGCTCGATCATACGCACGAAGACACACCTCATAGTCCCGGATTTCTAGGCCAGCTATAGATGTGCGCTGCATGGGGGTAATCATGTCCGCGAACTTCGCCGGAGGACGGCCCGGGTGCTGCACGGACACCTCAACGCCAGCGAAGTCGGCAGGCATGTTCTGCCCATTCTGGCCCGCGTAATCCCACCACACCTGGAGCACGCCGAGAGACTGCGACAGGACCGGGAGAGACGGAACAGGGGGCGGCTCCCGGTCAGACTCCGTGGTCAGAATCAGCGGCTGCGACCAGGCGCCCGTGGCGTTAGAGCTCTGAGCCCGCACCGAGAACCGGTACTCCATCCCCGGGAGCAGTGGCCCAACCGTGGCCTTCGTCGTGTCAGCGCCGCGCACAACCATGGAGCCCGCGATGCTCGTCCCAAACATGGACAGCTGCCATGCGACCTCATAGGAGACGACATCGACAGCATTGCCAAGGGTGTCGGTCTCCACGCGCCCCCACTGGAGGTCTACGAGGGCGCGCACCCACCCCTCCGAGTTGGTGATGGCGCGACTGGAGCCCGTGAGCCCCTGCGGGGGGAGGGGCCAGTACTTGCTCGTCGGCTGGCTAGGGCGCACACCACTACCCGAGGTGGATGCGAGACCAACGATGCCCTTCGTGCGCTTCGTCAGGCGCCCCAGGAGGCTATCCAGGACGGTGCCGAAGGTGGTGTGCCCGACCACCATCCCGTTCTTCTGGGTGACGCTGATCTGGGCGACCTGGAGGCGCTCCATACCGGCCTTGCGTTCCACCATGATCCAGTCGCCGAGGCGGTAGTCGACCCAGGGGAGGAGGTGCACGTCGATGGCGGCCCACTCGCGCTTAATCTCCTCACTGACGTGGGCGCCGGACTTAAGGGTGGCTTCGGCGACAAGGCGCGCAGTGGACTCGAGCTCCACGCCGCCAGCCTCGACGACCTTCTCGACACGGCGCATCCCCTTCGGGGCGAGGTCATTATGGATGAGCCACGTCCTCCCGGCTTCCCCCTTCACGAGGACATCAGTGCACATGTCCGCCCATGTCGCCGCCTCGGGGGCGCCCGTGAGCGTGGTGGCGAGCGGCCAACGCTTCGAGGAGGTCAGGTCCCTCGCCTGAGTCGTGTCGGCGTTGTACACCTTGAAGGTGCGGCCCTGCCATACGGTGTCGATCATTCCGAGGTTACGGAGCGAGTCAACCACCTGGAGGAGGCTGATAGTTGGATCGAAGTAGAGGGTGACGACCTTAGCCCAGTCCTGGTTCGAGGAGTCTTTGGCGGTGGTCGCATCCAGGGTCAGGCCGCCGCCCCAGCCGCGCTTGGCGGCGTTCTGCCAGACGGTGCCGATGATCGTGCCCGCGTTACGGGAGAGGAACTTGAACTTCCCCTCCTTGTCCTTCGCCTCGACCGGCACGGACCAGACGAGCGCCTCTTTCAGGTAGTCGCTGACGTGGATGGCGGTCACCTTGCGGGAGTCAGTGCCGTCGGAGACGAGGTTGTGTTCGGTCTTCTGGGTGATGAACCTCGCGTCGGGGAGCTCCTCCCAGTCATTCCCGTTGAAGGTGGCCTCTACCGCCACCTCGACTTCGCGCTCGAGGACGCTACCACGGATGGCGTTCGGTCCCGGCGCGTAGGTCATGGACAGAGTGGGTGTATTCCCCCTGGGGGTTGTGACCGTCATCTCCAGGACGTCAGGGACGACGCCGATCCGGGCGCCCTGCACCTCGTAGGCGACAGCGCGCAGCTGCATCCCGAGGAAGTAGTCGCGGCGCATCAGTAGGCCCTCCTCGCCTGAATGGCCCCCGTCGTGCCGGTTACCTGGAGGACGATCTTGCCCTCATGGTTGGGGGTGAGCTGCAGCCCTTCGGGGGACATGCTGATTTCTGCGGACGCATTGAAAGCCCCCTGGAGCGGGTACCAGCGTTCACTGACCTGCCTCCAGGCGGAGTACTTGCCGACGTCGACAAGGAGCCTCTGGTCGGACTCCACGGCACCCCTCCATGTGAGGCTAGTGCCTGAGGTGACATCCTTAATGGTGACCACGTTGGCTGTCGGCTTGAGCTTCAAGATCGCATCCGGGATGGGGGCTGCACCGCCAGCGAGCCGACTCAGGTCATCCAGCTGGGTCTCGATGGTTGTGGCATCCCGCCAGACACCCTCCACGGCCTCGAACACGACCGTGGTGTCGATGGCCCACTCCCCGTACCTCCAGGTCGGCTGAGATACGCTCACGAGCCGCACGAGCGCCTCCCTGGGGCTAACGCCCGCAGGATGATGCTGGAGGGTGGCCAGCTTGTTTGAGGCCCTCAGAACGGCCATGAGCGCCTGGAAGTTGCGATCCAGGTCAGCCCGATCCGCGCCCTCAACCATGAACGCAACCGTCACCTTGAAGGTATCCACCTTGAAGCCAGCGCCATCGAGGATGCCGCTACGGAACGGCACCTCCGTGCTCGTAAGGCGTGGCGCCGGGACCGCAGGGAGGAGCGTACCCTGCATGACACGCCACTTCCCCGGCCGATCCAGGTCAACCCCATTCAGGCTGTACTCGCTGCTCATGCCACCATCCTAGATGCTCGACGCGAGGCGGATGCCGTCAGCGACGTCATCTCGGGTCTTGGAGTCGCTCTGCGCCTGCGGGTAGTAGTTGGTGATGTTGACGGTCCCGCCACTGGATGCCTTACTTCCTGCCGCAACGGACGAGAGAGTGTTCAGGGCGTCGCGGGACGGCTTAGCCTTCTCGAACGCCGGCGCAACATGGGCTGCGATGTCCGGGGAGATGTCGTTAGCCAGATCGTCCGTAAATCCCTCCAGGGAGTCCCTGACTGCATCATACTGGGACTCGAGGCCGTCGATGAAACCCTGCATAACGAGCCGTCCAGCGTCCCTCAGGATAACCTTATCAACCGGGGCCGGCCCCTTCCATGACGGCAGGTATGAAGTCAGCGACGACAGCTTGTTCTGGACTGATGAGAACATAGAGCTAATTCCATCGATGAAGCCCTGGATGACGCTCTTGCCCGCATTCCACAACCAAGACCCCGCGTTGGAGAAGAAGTTCTTGATGTTGTTGGGTATGTTGCGCACAGTGTTCATCATGTTGTTCACCCACGACACCACCGTGCTCACGATACCACTCCACATGGAGGATGTGATGCCCCTGACGTATGACCAGCCGTCACTGATCCACGACTTGGCGTTATTGATGCCAGTGGTCACGTAGGAGACGATGGACTGCCAGGCAGAACTCACCGTCTGCACAATCCAATTCCACGCACTCTTCGCGATGTTCACGATAGCGTTAGCGAACACACCGAACTGCCCCTGAATGAAGGTCCAGATACCCTGGCCAATGTTCTTAACACCCTCCCACGCCTGACTCCAGTTGCCGGTAATCACGCCAAGAACCAACTGAATGATGCCCTTGATGGCGGTAATAGCACCCGAGATACTCGTGGAGATCGACTGCCAGATAGTGATTACGACAGGCAGGAGCCACTGAAGAACCTTACCCACAAGCTGGATCGCAGGAATCAGAGCCGCCGCCAACTGCTGAATGATCGACGACAAAACAGGCAGCACCTGCGGAAGAAGCTCAGCGATAATCGGAGCCAGCTGGGCGATGATCTCAGCAATCACAGGAACCAGCGCCTGAATCACCGGCAGCAGGGCAGCAGACAACTGCTCAATGATCGGCGTCAGGATCGGAACCAGCTGCTGGAAGATCGGAGCCAGGCCCTCAACCAGCTGAGCCACCAGGGGCGCGATAGCCTCAAGGAGAGTGCCCGCGACGGTAGCGATCGCGCCGAACGCCTCGCCCAGGGACGGCATAGCCGGGGCAAGCGCCTGAACAGCCACCAGGAGGCTGTTGAAGAAGTTCGCCAAGCCATCCTGGAACGCAGGGTTCTCGAGGGCTGTAGCGAGCCCCGTGAGCGCCGTGCGGAGCGTCTCGCCAATCAGGGGAAGCACAACGCCGAGGGTCGGCTCGAGAGACACGAACGCCTCACCAAGCTTACCGACACCCTGGAACGCCGAGCTGGCGGCCTGCCCCATGGAGGAGAACAGGTTCGAGAGAGTCGCCTGAAACAGGGGGCCATTCACGGCCTTGTTCGCCTTGTCCAGCGCGTCAGCGATGGAATCGATGGGGGCCGACCCGTTCGCCATGGCGGTGAACAGACCACCGATGATCCCGCCTAGGTCGACCGTGATGTCTTTCAGGGTTCCGAACGCCTGGGCGGCGCGCCGGATCGACTCCTCCATCTGCCCAGACGCGGCAGCCTTAGTGGCCCACTGCTCGAACGACGCAGCCAGGTTGTTCGCCCACTGGGCGATGCTGGGGAGGAACTTCGCACCCACCTCCCCCATCGTCAGGATGCCGTTAGTGAACGACGCCGCCCCCGTAGACCCTATCGCCAGCGCCTGCGACAGGTAGGTGAGGGACTGCTGGAAGCCAGCAATATGCCCACTCGCCGCCCCGGCGATAGCGGCGGTCATGGAACCCAGGTTGGAGGCGATCGACTGGAGCGCGGGAGAAAGCTCCTGGATGGCGACGTTAGCGAAGTCGCGGATCGGCTGAGCGGCCTGCTCCCAGTAGGCGCCCGAGATTTGAGTCTGGAGGTTCGTGAACGCGGGGCCCAGGTCCTCGAGGACAGTCTTCGCGTCCTTGAGGGCCACAATCAGGACGCCCGCCCCGGCAGCCGCGGCACCGAAGATGCCCGGCAGCGCCAGCAAGGCCGGAGTGGACTTGGCGAGCCCCACACTGATGGACGAGAACACACCCAGGCCAGCCCCGATCACTGACACCGCGCTACCAATCAAGGTCGACACGGTACCCATCTTCACGGCCGCCGTATCTAGGTTCCGCAGGAAGTCGTTCAGGTTCCTGCCGATCGACTCGAACACATTGCCGCCAGCGAGGGCCTTAAGCTGGGCCGCCACGCGAGCCACGGACGCCTTACCGAGGCGCACGTTAATGTCCACCCAGCGGGGGTGAGTCAGGCGCTTAAGGTCGAACCGAGCTTTCCCGTCATCCAGGTCGGCATTCACGGTGGCCTTGCCATCGAGCTTGCTGAGCTCGTGCTTGATCTTCTTCTTCTGCTCCTCGGAGAGCTTCGCGTGCACCTCAACGTCAGCCTTGATGGCAGCGATGCGCGCCTGGAGCTCCTTAGCGGCAGCCCCATCCAGCTTGGCGCGGGCTGGAATATCTGCCTTAAGGGCGTTAAGCCTCGCCTGGAACTGGCGAAACGACCTCTCGTTCACCGTCAGGCCGGCCTTGACGTCACCGGCGGCACGCTCCACGTCCCGCTTCAACTTTGCAAGGTCTCCAGGGCGCGTCGAAAGGGTGACCGCCGTGCGGATATTGTCGAGCCTCTCCTCAAGCTTCTTCTTCTGCTCCTCAGAGAGGTTCGCGTTAACCTTCACCTCGGACTTGATCTGCTGAATCTTCTTCCGAAGAGCCTCCAGCTGGCCCGCCTTGAGGTCTACCTCGGCCTTGAAACGGACGTCAGACTTCGCCGCCTCCTCGCGAGCCTTCTTGAGGGACTCCTTGTCGAGCTTCACCTCCGCATTGAAGGTGATATCAAGGTCCTTGACCTGCTTCTGGATACGCTCAAGATCGCGGCGGAGCTTCTTAGCGAAGTCAGAAAGGTCAGGGACGACCTTGACGGAAAGCTTGCCAACTGTTCCCTTACCGGTCATCCCTAACCTTCCTTACCCCAGAGCGGCAAACAGAGTTGCAACCCCAGCCGTGTCACTCGATGATACCACCGACCCTGAATCGCCCTTCGTTGGCCGCGGCATCATCTCGGAGTCTTTCAGCGATGCCTTATTGGTTGCGGACGCCTTAATCAGCAGCGCCAGCCTATCCAGGGCCTCATTCAACCTCTCGGAGTCATGCGAGTAGCCGAACCACTGATCTCCGCCTAGTTCGTTCGCCCTATATAGGCTCCAGGGCTCATGTGGTAGGCGCTCAAGAAGCTGACTTACGAGAGATACTCGGTAATCGCCGTGGACGTCGATCCGGTAAAGTGCCCAGAAGTCCGCCGCCGCGTCCGGGTGCCTCTCGAAGAAGTCGTCTAGTTCTTGGCGCCTGCGGCTTCCCCCGCGTACGCCATGACCAGGCTGATGATGTCCTCCATGTTGGAGTCGTCGTAGAACTTGTCCCAGGCGTCCAGGTCGCTGATGAAGCCGCCCTCCTCGAGGGCCTCCATGACGTCAGCGAGGACAGCCAGGAGATTCACGCCATCCGTGTTGTCGCCCATGAACGGCTCCAGGACGGACGTGAGTCGCATCCGCTTAGAGGGCCGCAGTGAATGCGGGGGAGCGAGCAGCTCATGCCCCGGGAGAGATGAGAACGGGGGGAGCTTGTCGGCCTTCTTGGTAGCCACGAGAGATTCCTTCCAGTGGGGTGTTTGGGGTGTTGGAAGGGGCGCCGCCACACACCCCTACATGGCGGCGCCCCTAGTATATCGGCCGTCAGTTGACGGTGAACTGCTTGCCGTCGGAGGCGGCAATGTTGTTCGTGACGACCACGTTCGTAGCGCCAGTGTTCAGGCCGCGAGGAACGTAGGTGGTGATCTGCGTGGCGGAGTCCTTCTCGAAGGAGGCCACCTTGTCACCGAACTTCACCTCCCGGACGCCATCGAAGTTGGTTCCAGCGATGACGACCTTCGCGCCGACCGCGCCGGAGGCAGGAGTCAGGGTGGCAATGGTCGGCTTCGCGGTGCCCACGCCGGTAACGACGCGAGGCTCGAGCATCTGGACGCGCTTCTTCCCAGAGTCGGGGGAGAGCAAGGTGCCCGCGATCTTGACCTCAGTGAACTTGTCCAGAGACAGGGACGGCATGTTGCCAGCCAGGGAGACTCGCCGGAACAGGTAGCCGGAGACGATCCGCCCATCCTCCACGACCACGAGGATGGCGCGCTCACTGGAGGCGTCCAGCTCAATGTCCCAGGCTCGCTTCGCAGCATCGTAGGTGGAGCCGGGGAACGCCACCTTCATGACGTCCTCACCAAGGTTGACGGCGTTGATGGTGACCTTGTTGGTGACGTCCTCACGGGTGGAGCGGACACCCTGACGGTCCCAGGTACGCTTCGTGGAGGTGTCGCCACCATCGGAGTCGAACTCGATGAGGTTCTCCGAGGAGGTGTCACCGAGCCAGGTCCACCCGTTAGCCTCCAGGGTGGTGCCATCGCCGAAGACGTAGCCATCGAGGTTCGGCGCCTCAGTGTCATTCACTGCGTAGTAGACGTGGCCACGGCCCGCGATCTGAATCTTGCTGTTTCCGAGGTTAGCCATCAGGCTCCCTTCCTGGCCGTCACCTGGAGGGACGAAACCATGTTGATGTAGTCGG